TACAAAAGTCCTGCATGAAATGAATCCTCCTGAAAGTTGGTAAAGCCTATCATCCCGGCATAGCTTTTGCTTTTAAAATCGGTTGTGCCTATTTCGGTGAGGAATGAGGTATGGGTTTGGGAGTAAGCCGATACCGATAGTAAAAGCATTAACGCCTGAAGATACATTCGTTTTACATACATATGCCATTCAAGTTTTGGCTTTAGGTATCTGTTTCTTCTTTTTGAGTAGTCTATTTTTGCTTTCATAGTTTAATAGGTTTGTCCGTAACTGCATAAGGGCAGTAGGAGTATTAGGATTAGGGGTTTCATAATTCAATGGTTAAGTGAGTGCCGGTTAATGCAAAGTATAGGTTTTGGAGTTGGTGGAGGTATTTAACCATTTGAAGTTCTATCCCATTGCATGAAAGTACCCAACCATAACCACAAAAAGATTGCAACTTTAATTCGCCAATTTTGCACTGAATTACGCTATATCCAAGATGCTCCCATCCTAATCCACACTTCTCAAGTATCTCAGGAGTTAGGGGGATGCCAGAGTGAAGCGACTTATAATATTCATTTGTTTCAAACAGTATTAAATCAGTTGTTGCGACAGTTAATATTCGACTATTTTCAGCATCTCTGTATTGGAGTTTATTCCCAATCATCAATTCCTCTTCTTTTATTTCCGCTTTCATGTTAATCTAAGTTTATGTGGGGTGTTGTCGATTACTTTTTCCATAGCTTGTTTAATCCCATCATCGTTGAAATTTATATTAGCTTTTATTCTCTCCCTATCCTTCTCAATCTGGATTCGGGCATAGTTATCAGCATATTCTTGTATTACATCCCAATAATGCTTAGGAACAGGGCAATCGAAATAGTCCTTTGTCGGGTATTTCTTTAGCATGAATTGTCTTACTTTGTCCGCTTTCATAATTATTGTTTTTTGGTTAAAATCCTTTCATTTCAAATCCGCATTTAAAGCAATGCTCATTGGTTAATAACTCCTCTTTTGTATATTCTGTTTCGCGCATAGTATCCACCTCTCCGCTTTCAGCCTTTCGTTTTCCTTTTTTAACTGAACGATTCTTGTTTCAGCGGCTATTAGCTTTCGGACGATTTCTTTGTTTTCTTGGTTCAGCCTTTCGTTTTCTTTAAATGTTTCTGGCGAATTACCTACATAGCTTCCAGATTTGATTTTACCCTTAATGGTTGCTAAATCATATCCAAAATCTATATCATCCAGAATACATTCAACTACTCTGTCTTCAATTTCTTTGATTAGCCTTTCGTTTTCGGATTCAGCCTTGACTATTTTATAGCCGACCTTTTCTAAATTGCTTATAAAGTCACTCACGATTCCTTTTGAACTAAGCATTACGGCTGAAACAATTCCTTCAGTCCATAATTTTTCGTGTTCTATTTCTTCCTTTGTCATATCATTTTAAGTACTAAGTAATGTTTAACTTTTGATTGGGCTTCTTGCCATTCAACCTGCCAAAATCTATCGACATTCTTTTGTTCATCTGATATTGGATTCCTATCCACTATCCCATTAGATTCAAGCAGGGAGAGGTAGGATTCTTGAATGTCCTTTGTGAGTAAATCAGGGCGTTGTGTGTAAATCCTGTAACCCCTAATAGCTCCTTCATAAATAGGCAATATCTCCTTCATCTGTTCCTCACTCAATTCTGTGGACTTGCCTAAGATTTCCCAATCACCATCAAATTCTATCGGACAACCACAATTATCTTCAATAGTTTCATGTAGTAAGTACCATTTCGGAGCATTTTCAAACCAATCAAATTCAGTTATCGTAAAATTTTTCGCATCCTCCGGCACTTCAACAAGAAGTATCGTGATGCCGTTTGTTTGGATTTCTTTCATATCCTTTCATTTATCCCATTAGTAGGGGGGGTTAGTGATAATAATTGCCTTGATATTTGTAAACAGATGATTTAACCCATCCATCCCCATCTTGCTCATTGTACATAAACGCTTTGTATTGAGATAGTTTTTTCTTACGTTCTTTGCCTTTGATATGATAAATACCCAAAATCATTAATAATTCGACTACTGATTTAGCGGTTCTTACTATTGATTCTTTGTCAATTTCTTTAGCTTTCATTTCTTTCTATTTAGGTTAGGGGGTAGTTGCAATTTTTAAGATATACCCATGTCGGGAGAATTTCTTCAATAATGGTTTCTACTCCATCAAGTGATATGCTTTTACGCTTCTGAATTTTTTCACAGTTTATCGCATAATCTCCACAATGAGGACTGATTCCCAATACTGTAATGATTTCGCCTTTATGAAGCAGAGTATCACCTATTTTTATTTTACTTGCTTCCATCTGTATAATATTCAATGACTGTCTTTAATCCGGCCATACTTGAAATCCACTTATCATTCCTGAAATCGTACCTCACAACAGAATTTGAAATGTTTCCTGAGATGGTTTCAACTCTTGCAAAGAACCCATTAGATATTCCATTATTCAATTCAAATTTGTGGTCCGATTGCGGCGGTATAGTACTACCACTTATCACATTAAATATTTTAGTCTTTTCCATTTCCTTTGTTTTAATCCCCTATTGTTGGAGGGGTAGAACAAAAGTAATTAAACTTTTGATAATTGCAATACTGAAATAAAATTAATTTGTAATTCATATAATATTACTATATTTGCTTTATGGAAAAAGAAACAACTGCTAAATTCTTGTTACGGATTAATGAGAATTTAAAAACCAATCTTGAAAAATTGGCCAAAATCAGAAACCGATCATTGAACTCTCAAATTGTTTATATGCTTAATAAGGAGGTAGAAAATTCAGGCGTAAAAAAATAAATCAAATATTTGTTTGATATTAAAATAATATTATTACATTTGTTCATGCTTATCAAATTAAGCGTTTAGTAATTATGAAAACCCTCCAACAAATCGACTGGCTTAAGTGGACTTTAGCCGTTGCGACTTTTACTATTATCGGTTCAGGCGTTTACTCTGCAATTGTGAATTTATGAACTTAGTAGAATTCCTAACCACGTACCCAGATACGGACACTAATTTCGATAAGAACGATAAATTAGTGATTGAAGCCTACAATGAGGAAGGCGATATAATTGATGTTTATAATGATTGCAGACCTGATATTCAGGATTACTTTGAGCGCAAGTTCGGCAGGGATTACGAATATCACGGTATTGGATTAATCAATTATGAGTTTAATGGCAGTTATGATTCGGCACTTGATGCAATAAAGGAGGATTTGGATTTATGAAAACCCTATACGAAAGATTAAAGCCTGAGCATAAGGCGAAATTGGATGATCAGTTTGACAATTATCCAAATGCAATCCGTGCAACCGTTGTTGAGTTGAAGAAAGAAAATTCTGTTTTGGATTTACGTTACGGAACAGCCATGTCGCTGCAAATGTATCTTAATCTAAAAAGTGCTGATATTTCAAACATTTTAGATTTGTTTGAAGCTAATGAATTGTTAAACTTAAATAGTAAATAGGATGAAACTTAAAGATGCAGGAATAAACTTTTTAGTCGGGCAAGACTATACGACTATTGAGATATTAGACAATACATCATCAACTACATTTTGTAGTGTTAAACTAACCCCCAAGCAGTTAAGTATGGCTTTATCAAGATTGGGTAATACGCCATGTGAGGTTGATGTTTATTCAATTGGAAGGATTGGTAAAAAGATGGAGCATAAAAAGCACGAGTTTGAAATACCAAGCGACATACTATATGCAAAACGATCAGAGGTTTTATGTGAATTGATAAAAGAAACTTTGCCAGATGGATGGGAAAGTGATAATAGGTTTAGTTCACAAGATACGTTCTTTAGTAAAGATGGTAAAAGTTTTGCAAGAACTACTATAAGGAGGTGGGTACCATGACCCGCCCCGAACTACATGAACTCTTAGACATTGTAATTGATGCGAGGGAGAAATACCCAAATTACGAATTTTATTTACATGTTGAATATAATATTCAGTTTTACCATGTTAATTATAAGTACCTATCTGATTACAATTACCCCACCTTCTCCGACTTTACACAAGCGGTTAAGAAGTATATTAAAACATTGGAAACTAAATAAAAAGAATCATGAAAACCCTATCAATCCAAAAAACAACCTACCCCGATGGCAATGTCCGTACATGGGAAGGATGCAGAATGCAGGAGCATAAATATTATGCAATGGATTCGGAATTGTTTAACAGATGGAATGTTTACATACATAACCAGCTATTAAAGTGCCGGATGTGGAATAATATCATCGGCAAGATCAAATTAACTAACACGGTTAAACCCGGAGGAGTTGCTCACATAGATGGCCAGGAGTCGGCTTTGAGGATGGCGAAGGAGATATTGTCATGAGATTCCACCAAAAACCATCCCCGAAAAACTTCTTTTTAAAGCTATTATTAGCAGCGACGATTTGGCTTTTAATAGTGTTTATTTGCGAATTATTTGTGGGGTTTTATTTGCAGGTGTCGTGAGGAATTTGTAGATTAGTTAAACGATGCCCGGTCTGACAAATAAGGGTTAATCAAAGAAACTGCCGGTATTGTGCGTTTAAGAAGTCAGACCCTTAGACAAACTTTATCGGCTTTATTTATTTTATATGAGTACAGAAATAGAACTACATCAAATCAAACTACCAACAGTCCAGGAACTTTACACGGAACCGGAAGAGGTTTTAAAAGCTGAACAGTTGACAGTTATCCTAAATCAGCAACCGCCTGAAGCATGGATAAAAAAGCATCCGTACATTTCAAATTACATATACATCCCGATTGATAAAATTGAGTTTCTTTTAAAGCGTATTTTTAAGAGTTACAGGATTGAGGTATTAAGGGAAGGTACTTCATTCAATGGAGTTTATTGTGTTGTAAGGGTCCATTACTTGCATCCGATTACCGGACAATGGGAGTTTCATGATGGTATTGGTGCTGAGGCTTTACAGGTTAAGGCTGGAAGTAGCCCGGCTGATCTTGCAAATATCAATAACGGTGCTTTGGGAATGGCTTTCCCGATTGCTAAAACAAGGGCATTAAAAGATGCCTGCGATCATTTCGGCACTACGTTTGGAAGCGATCTAAACCGAAAAGATACTTTGCAGTACTCAATGGATAAGAAACTTATTGAGGTTGCAAAAACTAAAGAAGAGCAGCGCATGGAAAAGCTGATCGAAAAAGCAAAAGACCGTGAAACGCTTGAAGGATTGAAAGCACATTTAACAGAAAAATTACAAACTCAATTTGATACGAAATGGAACCTATTAAAGTAAGAGCATCATCAAGTGGTAAAATTTCCGGAGTTAAAGGACTTGGTGAAACAGGTAAAACATTCTGCAAAGAATGGCTAAAAGAGCAACTTTATAAAAGGCGCAAAGATATTAAGTCAAAGTATATTGACAAAGGCAACCGGAATGAAGAGGATGGGTTTACCTTAATGGCCTTGGAACTTGACTTAGGGATGGTTTATAAAAATCAATCTTACTTTCAATCAGAACATTTTTGCGGAACTCCTGATTTAATTCATAACGGCATAGTTTACGATAATAAGTGTAGCTGGGATTTAAGCACGTTCCCGATGTTTGAAACTGAAATACCTAATAAGGATTATTGGTATCAGCTTCAGGTTTATATGGAACTGACCGGATGCCGTAAAGCTATATTAGCATACACGCTAATTGATGCGGATATGGATTTAATTCAGCAAGCGGTTAAATGGGAAACAGATCCCGAAAAGATTTATCAAAC